TGCCATCGAGGGAACTGGCCAGCCATTCACAAATACTACAAAGTATCTGCCAGCAATGTCCGTTCCAGACCAATTTACCTGAAGACCTCCCGCTACAGACGTGATGGAGTCAATTATGACCGTGACCATTATATTGGTTGCCCAGTTTAAAAACGTAAACTTCTTGCGTTTTTAAGGTATTAATCGTCTCCTTGAGAGACCCGGACGGCCTATATACCCGCAAAACTTGACCCCCTCCTCCGTCGCCTCAACCTAAGCACCCCATACCCACGATGAACTCAGCTATCACGATGTCTATCTCCGCTGCTTCCGCGGCAGAACCAATGTGCGTCATCAAGCGCGACGGCACGCGCGAGCCCGTCAGCTTCGACAAGGTCCTCGAGCGCATCCGCCGCGCCGCCATCGGCCTCTCTGTCGACTACACCCGCCTCGCCCAGCTCGTCCTCGCCGAGATCCACGACGGGGTCCACACCACGGATCTCGATGAGCTCGCCGCCCGCCTCGCAATCTCCTATATGTCCGTCAACCCCGCCTGGGGCACCCTGGCCGCACAAATCATCATCAGCAATTGCCAGCGTTCCGCCCCCCGCACCTTCACCGACGCAATGGATCTCCTAGCCGATGTGGTGGATGCTCGGGGCGCTCCCGCTCCCGCTCTCGCAGCCGATGTTCTCAGTTTCATTCGCACCCACGCCGACACCCTTAACGCGATGGTCGACCCCACCCGCGACTTCGCCCTCGACTACTTCGGCTTCAAGACGCTGGAGAAGGGCTATCTGATGCGCGGTCCCGCCAAGCGAATTGCCGAGACCCCGCAATACATGTGGCTCCGTGTTGCGGTCGGTATCTGGGGGTGTAGTCACGCGGACGCCTCCGCCGATGCGATCCCCACTCCCATTCGCCTCGAGCGCATCCGCACCACCTACGATCTGATGAGCCGCAAGGCGTTCACGCACGCTACCCCGACTCTGTTCAACTCCGGCACGCCGCGACCCCAGTGCTCGAGCTGCTTTCTTCTTGCGATGAAGGATGACAGTATCGAGGGCATCTTCGATACCCTGAAGGAGTGCGCCCAGATCTCCAAGTACGCCGGCGGCATCGGCCTCCACGTTCATAATATCCGTGCGTCGGGCACCCCTATCGCAGGCACCTTCGGCACGTCCAATGGACTGATCCCGATGCTTCGCGTGTTCAATAATACGGCGCGCTACGTGGACCAGGGAGGGGGTAAGCGCAACGGTTCCTTCGCCATCTATCTGGAGCCGTGGCACGCGGATGTCCAGTCCTTCCTCAAGCTCAAGTCGAACACGGGCTCGGAGGAGGAGCGCGCCCGCGACCTGTTCTACGCAATGTGGATCCCCGATCTCTTCATGCGCCGCGTGGAGGCGGGCGGCGACTGGTCTCTATTCTGCCCTCACGAGGCGCCGGGTCTGGCCGATGTCCACGGGGCTGAGTTTGATGCCTTGTATACCCGCTACGAGGCAGAGGGCCGCGCCCGCCGCACCGTGCAAGCGCAGAAGCTGTGGTCGGACATTCTGGTGAGCCAGATCGAGACCGGCACGCCGTATCTGCTTTACAAGGATGCTGCCAACGCCAAGTCCAACCAGAAGAACCTGGGGACGATTAAGAGCAGCAATTTATGTGTGGCACCTGAGACCTATATTCTCACCGATAATGGTTATCGGCGAATCGCATCTCTGGAGGGGCAGGCTGTCAATGTCTGGAATGGCGATCGTTGGTCGGAGACGACCGTTATAAAGACAGGTGTACGTCAGAAGTTGCTGAAGGTAACCATTCGGCTAGAACATAATTCCATGATAATGCCTTCTGATAGAGCGCTTGTTGAGATCCGTACTCTCTATTGTACGCCGTATCACAAGTTTATCCTTCCAACCCACGATCTGATCGCGGAGTGTGAGCGGATCGACGCAAAGGACCTATCGCCTGATCAGAAATTGAAGTGTTTCATTACGAATACCGATAATTACGAAAAGCGTGTGGAACCAACTGTTGTAAGTGTGGAGGACTATGGTCGCTATGATGACACCTACTGCTTCAACGAGCCGATCAACCACGCAGGTGTCTTCAATGGTATTCTGACTGGAAATTGTACCGAAATCCTCGAGTACAGCAGCCCGACCGAGACAGCAGTCTGCAACCTCGCCTCCATCGCCCTGCCTCACTTCATCACCACCACAACCCCACCCACATTCGACTTTGACGCCCTCCGCGACGTCGTCGCCACCATCGTCCGCAACCTCAATCGCGTCATTGACATCAACTTCTACCCCACCCCCGAGACCAAACGCAGCAACTTCCGCCACCGCCCCGTGGGCCTCGGCGTCCAGGGTCTGGCCGATGTGTTCGCCCTCCTGGGCCTGGCCTGGGAAACGCCCGAGGCTGCGCTCCTGAATCGCCAGATCTTCGAACACATCTACTACGCCGCCATCCGGGCATCCGCCGTCCTAGCCGCAGAGGACGGCCCCTATGAGACGTACGCGGGTTCCCCCGCTTCCGCGGGCCTCCTTCAGCCGGATCTGTGGTCCCTCCCCCCCGCGGACTACGCCACTGCCTCCGAGCTGGACTGGACCGGCATTCGAACCAAGGTCGCCACCCACGGTCTGCGGAACTCCCTGTTGGTCGCCCCAATGCCGACCGCCTCCACGAGCCAGATCCTCGGCTACAACGAGTGTATCGAGCCCTTCACCTCCAATCTGTACACGCGCCGCACTCTGGCCGGTGAGTTCGTCGTGGTGAACCGACACCTTGTCGCGGATCTCCAGGCCCTCGGCCTCTGGTCCACCGATCTCAAGGACCGCATCGTCGCAGCCAACGGCTCCGTCCAAGGCCTCACCGAAGTCCCGGCCGAGATCAAGGCCCGCTACAAGACCGTCTGGGAAATCAAGCAGAAGACGCTCATTGACCTCGCAGCCGATCGCGGCACGTTCATCTGTCAGTCCCAGAGCCTGAACTTGTTCATCCAGGATCCGACGATCGCGAAGCTCTCTTCAATGCACTTCTACGCATGGAAGAAGGGCCTCAAGACGGGTATGTACTATCTCCGCACCAAGTCCGCCGTCCAGGCCATCAAGTTCACGGTGGACCCTCGTCTGCTTGCGGCGCAGAGTGGAGGAGGCGCCGCAGCAGCAACCGGCACGGGTGAACCAGCCGAGTGTCTTCTGTGCTCAGCGTAGAGACTCACACCAATGACATCCGCCCTCCGCGCTCCTTTTGAACTCCCGGCCACCGCACGCCCCACCGTCGGTGATATCAAGATGTCCATCGTCGATGTCGACCACATCGGCTGGCTCCGGTGCGACGGCCGTGCCCTCTCTACGGACGAATACCGCACCCTCTTCGCCGTCCTCGGCTACCGCTTCGGCGGCAGCGGCGACAGCTTCAACCTACCGAATCCCCAGGGCCGCGTCCTCGGCTGCGCTGGAACCTCCACGGACAACACATGGTCCATCGGCGACGCCAGTGGCCAGGAAACCCACACCCTGACGACCGATGAACTCCCGCCGCATAATCACGATGCAGATGGCACCGCTCCGCCAGGCGGCCCCGGCAACACGACCTACTCTGCGACAGAAATCATCAATCAGGTCGCCGGTACACACGCGCATACGGGGACAACCTACGCGGACGGCATTCACAACCATTCGGCATCATCAGCGCCAGACGGTATTCACTCACATACATCAAATGCGGTAGGCGGGCAGGGAAACTATGGTCTCGCGCTAGCGAATGGGAACAATACAGTTATCGATACAGACGGAAGCAATGGTGAACTCAATGTCTGGACAGTCCCTGGCACCCTAACAATTAACGATAGTACATCCCACACCCACGCCATCACGGTAAACAACAGCACGTCCCACACGCACACCTTCCTGAGCGATACGTCGGGCGCCCACACTCACACGATCACGGACCCCACGCACCGTCACCAGATCGCCTCCGTCGGTGGCGGCGACTCCTTCAGCCTTCTCCAGCCCACACTCTTCATCGCCAACGTGTTCATGTACGGTGGCCGCCCCTTCCACCGCATCACTCTGGCAGACGGTGTCACCGTTCCCTCGACCTATCCGAACGTGTTCCCCCTGGACCCCGACTATGAGGTTTTCTAGGCACCGAGTAGAACACCGATGTCCTCTGTCCTCCGCCGCTCCGGTTTCCGGTCCGCCGTTGAACGCCCGATGGTCGGCGACACCAAGACCTCGATGGTCCGCGTGGATCACCTGGGCTGGCTCGTCTGCGACGGCCGCTCCCTCCTCCGCTCCGAGTACCGCAATCTGTTCGCGGTCCTGGGAACCGACTTCGGTCCGGGCGATGTCCCTGGCTCCACCTTCAACCTCCCCGACGCGCAGGGTCGCGTGGTGGGTCTGATTGGTGCGGCAGTTGATGTTAGCGACCGTATCTGGCTGGATGGTGAGATTTCCGGCGATTATGTTCACACGCTGACGATCGCGGAGATCCCTGCGCACAATCACGATATCTGTGGTGGAATGCTGAATATTGATAATAGTGTGGTTCCTTCTGGGAATGGGAATACGAGCATTACCCCAGACCATGATCACGGGATTACGGATCCAGGACATACGCATAACTATCTTAATATTACGGATACTGCTGGGAGTGGAGCTATTGACGATGCTGCAGGTAGCGGGAGCGGATCGACAACCACATCAAATACAACCAACATCTCCGTCAACTCCGCCGGCGCCCACCAGCACCAGATCGCCTCCAACGGCGGCTCCCTCCCCCACAACAACATCCAGCCCACGCTCTTTATGGGCAACCTCTTCGTCTACTGCGGCCAGCCCGGCAAGAACATCACACAGGCCGATGGCATTTCCCTGCCGGCCGCCGGCGTTCGCAGCTACTACCCTCCCTCCGCGCCCGCGAACCTCCTGTACTAAACATACAGACATCACCAGCCTGCTCCTAAGAACTATGTAAACTGGCCATTTCGGATTGTCTGTTATTCCAGTCACGAAGTGACTGTCAAAAAACTGGCTAGTAGGAAGAGTCGTTTCCATAGATCCTTGAGCAGCACTAGCCCCTCCCTTTCTGAGAAGAGCCGCCGCTTAGAGCCTCTTCCCAGACAGTCTCCCCAAGGAAAATGAGCGGTGCTCTGATGCACCTCGTTATGACAGGCCCCATTAACAGCCAATTCACCGACCTTTCCAACAATCTTGCTTACGAACTCGTTGAGTTCCCCCCAAGCAGCCAACACGAGATCCCCCGTAGCGGCGACACGGTAACTCCAATCGCGATTTCCCTCCCGGCCGACAACGACATCGCAAACGATGCGCTCTGCCTTTCCATCGGGAGCAGCACCGTCCTGCGCGTTCCCCTCTCCATCCTCGCCCTCACGGGTCGCCGCATCGACTCCCTCCTCCAATTCAACTTCAATGCGTTCTTTCCCGAACTCGAGTTGGTTCGCCTCCAGCACCACGAGGTCCGCCTCTCCCTCGAGTCCCAGCGCCCCTTCGGCCTCCAGCTTCAGTACAAGCACCTCGATACCGTACCCCGTCGTGAGCTCGCGACACGTCCTAGCATCGAACATCCCATCCAACAGATCGCCACATGGACTGCTCCCGAGGCGGCTACAAGTAGCCACCAAACCATCTCCGCAACTATCCCGTTCATCGGTTTCTCCAAAGGCTACCTCATCGAGGCCCCTGACATCTCCCAACTCTGCCGCTTTCGCCTCCAAATCAACGGCAGCGATCGCTGGGATTACAACTCCACCCTCCTCCAAATGACAGCGCAGCGCCTGTCCCCCCAGCATCTCTGGGTTCCATTCAACCCAGTAAACCCACCGACTCCCTTCACCCGCACCGCCGCTTCCTTCCAAGCCGGCCTCTACCACAGCCGCGTCGAGAACCTCCGCCTACATCTGGAGTTCACCGAGCCCCAGGCCACCGTCAAGATCTACAGTTTCCACCTGAACAAGCTCCATCTCCAGTCTGGACTGTGCGGCACCCTCTACGAGCATACCCATCTGATCAGCGAATGAACTCTTCCGCCCCAGCAACGCGTGCCAGCCGCCTCCTAAAAGTTGACCCTCCTCTGCCGGCCACACCCACCCCGCACGACCGACTCAGCCATCAAAAACGACGAACGATGTCTGCCAACCAGAACTTCCTCTGCCCGATCACCCAGGAGGTGATGACGGACCCCGTAATTGGTTCCGATGGAATTACGTATGAACGTACTGCCATCGAAGCCTGGTTCGCCGCGGGTCACAACACGAGCCCCCTGACGAGGGCGCCGATGACCTCCCGCTCTCTTGTCCCGAACATCGCGCTCCGCACTCTCATCGAGGAGTCCACAACCCCAGCAGCAGCAGCCGATCCCACCCCCCACACAGAGGTTGCCGCCCCTCCCGCCCTCACCGTTGACCGCGTTGACGACCGCCGCCTTCTGGTCACGCTCTCCGCCCCCGCCGACGCACCGACTCTCCCCACGCTCTTCATCGACGTCCTCGACATCAGCGGCTCGATGGGCAGCCCCGCAGCGGACACGACCAGGAATACCTCCGACGCCGCCTCCTTCAGCCGCGCCGACCTCGTCCGCCACTCAGTCGCGACCCAAATCGAGCTCCTCCGCCCCCAGGACAGCCTCGCACTGGTTCTGTTCGACAACAACGCTACGGTCGCCCTCCCTCCCACGCCAATGACCAACCACGGACGCCTCGCTGCGAAGTCCTGTCTGTCGCAGATCGCCCCCCGCGGCGGCACGAACATCTGGACCGGTCTCCAGCGGGCGCTGACCCTTGCGGAGCAAGCCGCCACCGCAAACAACGTGGTGATCATCCTCCAGACCGACGGGGAGTCCGACCCGACCTACAATCCTCCCCGCGGGATTCCCGACACCTTCCGCGCCTGGCTCGACGCCCACCCCGCCGCAGCAAGCCGCGTTACGGTCCACACGGTCGGCTACGGATTCGGCCGCGCCCTGGACACGCCCCTCCTGCGTCGCCTCGCAGAGGCGGGGCGCGGCACCGTCAACTACATCCCCGATGGCAGTATGGTCGGCACGGTGTTCATCCATATGATGGCCAACCTGATGTCAGTCAGCCACCGCGGTCTCTTCCTCCAGATTCCCGCAGACGGCCTCACGACCCCCGTTGGATTCCTCCAGGCAGGTCAGACACGCCGGTTCCTACTGACCACTGCCGCCGCCGCAAACGAGGTCTACCTCACGGACGCATCTGGGACCGCCGTCGCTAGCGCAGCGGATCTCACCGACACCTCAACCCCTGCCGCGCAGGTCACCGCCGCGCGCGACTACCTCAAGCAGGCACTCCACGATGCGCTCACCGCCGCCGAGGCGTCGCCCCCCCTTCTGGCCACATTCCTCGGCGCTGCCGCCACACTCCGCACCGACTTCGGCCTCCCGGCCGACCACCCGCTCTTGACCGATCTCGTCCACGCGGATCCCTCCAAGGGCCAGATCGCCAAGGCCTTCGCCGACGCCGACAACTTCGTCCGCTGGGGCCGCCACTACATCCCGTGCGTTCTGAGTTCCCTGGAGAACGAGTGGGCCATCAACTTCAAGGACGCCACGAGCACCCATCTGTTCGGCACCCCCGTCACCCGCTCCCTCATCGATCGCGGCGACGCCATCTTCACCACCCTCCCTCCGCCGACTCCCTCTGCGGCCGCCTACTCTGGCTACGGCGGACCCCGGCCCACCGCACCCGTCAGTATGGCCTCCGTCCACTCCTCAGCAGGCCCGTGTTTCCTCCCCACCAGCCGAGTCAAGATGGCCGACGGCACGGAGAAGCGCTGTGACGAGATCCAGCCCGGTGACATTGACATCGCCGGCTACCGCATCCGCTGCGTGATCAAGACCCTTGTCCCCTTCGCGGACATCGTCCGTCTAGAGGATCGCACACTCCGCCCCGCCGACGCAGCCCCGCTCGCAGAATCCGGCGGTTTCACGCTCTGGCACCCCGTGTTCCACGGCGGCGCGTGGCGGCATCCCGCAGATGTGGGCACTGTGGAGCGGGTCCAAACGGACGCGATCTACAACTTCGTGCTGGAGTGGGACGATCGCCACAGCCTCTACGATACGGACCCCACCACTCGCGATGAGCGCCCCGGCGTTCTGGTCATCAACGGCATTATGACGTGTACGCTCGGCCACGGGATGACCGGTCCCGTCATCGGCCACCCCTACTTCGGCCACCGCGAGTCCGGCAAGCGCAACATTCTGGATGACCTCGCAGCCGATCCCGGTTGGGCCACCGGCTACATCACGTGGCGCAATGTCCAGGTCACCACGGACCCCACAACGGGCTGGATCGCAGGGATGACATCGCAGATGAACCTGTCCCCCTAAACCGCCGCCCGCCGTAGGACCCCCCCCGAATGGATGCTCCTCCACAACAGCCGCAGCCACCGCCAGACTGCCTCATCTGTTTTGGCCCCATCCGTCGCAAACTCCCCCCCTGGCAACAACCAACCCCGATCCCGTGCGACTGTCGCCCCCTGATCCACCGCACCTGCTGGGATGCCTGGGCCGCGCAAGCCGGTCCAGTGTGTATCATCTGTCGAAGCAACAAACACTACCCCGCACTCCCGCCACAACCCCCCTTTCAGGTCCGCCGCGGCGTCCTCTTCCTTTTCCTGCCCGCAGATCGTGACCCGTGTTCATCCATTCTGGTTCTCGTGTTTGTCTTCTATCTCCTCCTCACAGCGTACCACACCTTCCAACAGGCCAACGCGCGCCCTCGCATCACGGACCCCCCGGAATGGTATCCGCCGCGTCGTCTGGAACTCTGAGACCGACACCAAAAGTGACGCACCTAAACCCCCGACACGGGGTAGGATACACCCCACGATGCGCTTCTGTCCAACCTGTTCCTACTATCTCTACCACGAAGTGGAGGCCGAAGGAGCCCTCCTCCTGAAGTGCCAACACTGCGGCTACAACGAGCCGATGGCCCCGAAGAACTCCGCCGAGGCGCTGGTCCTGGAAACGAACTTCGCCACCGCCGCCTCAAAACAGACCGCCCCCGTCCTCAATGAGTACACGAAGCTGGATCCGACAATGCCCCGCCTGAAGACGATCGCATGCCCGAATGCGGCGTGCCCCTCCCAGGCGGATGCGTCTCTTCGTGACGTCCTGTATGTCAAGACGGATGCGAAGAACTTGAAGTACCAGTACGCGTGTACTGTTTGTAATACCCAATGGGGTAGCTAGATAGTAATCTAGCAACCGCTACGCGGGGTCGTAAATGCTTCGCATTTACTCCCCCCTGTCCGGCCGACTCCGCTACGCTTCGTCGTCTCGGCCGGGGCTCATAAACCTTCTTGCTGATTCTTTTGATTCACATTGCCCACCGTCGCCCCACCCAATGCTGCGTCCCACCCACCCCATCCACGGCGAACGCGAGAAACCATCCCGCCGCAAACGACACTGTATCTCCAACGCGGTTCACCATCGAATCCGCCGCCTTTTTGGCACCCGGCCACCCAAACGCACCCTCCCGCACGAAGACCCGATTGATCAATTCCATTCCGGTCGCCGTGTTCTCCACCCATTCAAACAGCGTATGTACCAGAATCGCCCAGACAAACGGAATCTGCCAAAAGTAGGCAACGATACCGACCGCTCCGTGAAGGAGACTGTACTGATCGAACGCACGGTTTCCCATCTCTACTAAGCGCGCCGCTTCCGCTGCGTCATCCGACGCCGCCGCTCAGCCGCATAAAGAGCCCGCTGCTGGGCCCGCGCCCGCCCACAAGGAATCGCCTTGCGGGAGAACCACCTGGGCCGACCGACCCCACCCTTCTTCACGCGGCACCTGGTCCCATGACGCACTACAATGTACGGCATCCTACTTCGCACAGCGACAAAAGTTGAAGCCTGCTGCCCGACAGCAACCACCACCTAACCGCTGACACCCACCAACGACGAAGATGTCTGCGACCACGCCCCCTACTCTACGGGTGCGCCAGCTCCTCTCCACGCTCAACCCCGTGGAGACCGCCGCTCTCAAGAAACTCCTCCCGCGCAAGCTCACCTGCCCCGAGGAGCCCGAAGGCACGCGCTACCCCGCTGCTCTCCTGTCCGCTCTTCCCGATGGCGAACAGTACAGCCTCCTCGGCTTCATCACGGAGGACCTCCTCCGCTACGTCCCCGCCGACATCAATGCCACGACCCTCACCGCAGTCCTCGCCGAACGCGCCCCCGAAGTCACCACCGACGCCGTCGCGAAGATCCTCAAGTCCAAGACCACAGAGCCCTACCTCGAACACTGTCGGCAGACCCGCATCAAGCTCCGCACGGCCTCTCGCGGAGGCCCCCCCGGTCCCGAATCCGAGGTCGGCGATCCCGCCATCGGCCCACTCGTCGGCCACCCCGATATGCGCACACCGACACAAGTGTTTGAAATCAAGATGACCGGTCAACTCAAAAAGAACTGGCCCGATTTCATCCTCCAAGTCTTCGCTTACGGCGCGCTAGACCCAGCCCTCACGGATCTCTATCTCGTCCTCCCCCTCCAAGAGATCGTCCATCATCTGCCGATTGACTCCACAACGTGGCCCCCCGCGAAGCGCACCGCCTTCCGTGACGCTCTGTTCACCGCCGCCACCACACGCCTCGCCACGGCCGCCCCTGCCGCAGCCCTCGTCGCAACCCATCATATCGGCCACCACACCCAGAAACTCCGTACCCTCACCCAAACCGTCACAAGCCTCCCCCATCCCGGTGAACGCCCCTACCAGATCTTTCTGTCGGGTCCATCTAACACCCATATGGTGATCAATCCCGACGATCTGGCTGCCGCTGCGACAGCCGTCACCGCTTCCGCAGCCCGCCTCTTCGTCCACAGCCAGTACCTCATCAATCTGTGTAATCCCCCTGGCACCGCTGCCGATGCGTATGGCGCAGACCTCCTCATCAAGAATCTCCAAGCGGCTGTCGCAATGAAGGCCCGCGGCGTCGTCGTCCACGTCGGCAAGTCCACCACCCTTCCCCTCCCCGAGGCCCTAGCGAATATGCGCGCCAACATCGCACGTGTTCTTCCACACGCCACCGCGGACTGTCCCCTCCTTCTGGAGACACCGGCCGGCCAGGGCACGGAGGTGCTCCGCACCTACGAGGAGTTCACCGCCTTCGTCGCCTCCTTCGGCCCTGATCCGCGCTTCCGCATCTGCGTTGACACCTGCCACGTGTTTGTCTGTGACGGCGGCATTCATCCCCTCGACTACATCAAGCGCCTCACAGCCGAGCACCCCGGCCTTCTGGCCCTCATTCACTTCAACGACAGTGCGGCCCCTTGCGGCTCGTGTGCGGACCGCCACGCCTACATCGGTCAAGGCCATCTGGGTATCGAGGGAATGACCGCTCTCGCAGAAGCCGGCACCGCGGTCGCCGCACCGATGGTGATTGAGTATTAGACCAAAATACTCCCACACACATCCAGTTTTGGTTACTCCGTGCTGCTGACCAGCCCATCAATAAATGACCTCACCGCCGCCACATTCTCAGAAACCGACGCGCCGGGCTCCGTGCTAATCCGCAGGACCGGCAGCGATGTCGCATCCAACCACCTGTGGTGCTGGGTGTCCAGCGCGGACAGGTAGTCCAGCGGGATGTGATCCTCCCCCGCCCGCCCCCGCGTTACAATCCGACCCGCCGACGTTCCCACACCCGTTGTCAGATAGACCACACCCCGAATCGGCAGATCCGCCGCGAACGTGTTGTACCACATCTCGTACAGCTCCCACTCCAGCCCCGTGATATCACCGGATTCACGCAACATCTCCGCGAACACGTACCGATCCGTCAGCACCGACCGCTCCGTCAGGATCACCCGCTTTCCCACCGGTAGCGATGCCAGCGCCGCCTTAATCGTCCGTAGTCGTGTCAGAATCGCGCAATTCTGAAACGTGTACGCCCACCGCTTCTTGTCCTCGTAGAACAGCTCCAACAGGGACTTGCCCGTTGCAGGATCCTTCAGCCGCAGCCACTCTCCCACGGGCTCCAGCACGACCTCCACGTCGGGGAGTGCCTCTTTCAGCACGGCTAGCAACGTAGTCTTGCCGGCACCAATTTGACCATCGCAGGAAATTACAATAGGGGATGTCATCGTACTTCCTCCTCCGCTAAGGCGGACCCCGGTCAACTTTTGACCTGTCCCCCCCCTCAAACGTGGACAATCACCTCCGTCGACACGCCGAGCCCGTTGAGTCCCGTCTCCGTTTCGTGAACTAAGTGAATCACCCGCAGCTCCGCCGCCCGTTCAAACCGCACCGCCCGCCCAATTACCTGCCGCTCCAGCTCCGAGTTCATCCGATGATAGAGTACCACGTGCGTCGCCGGTTCCAGATTGATTCCCGCCCCCACGTACCGTGCGTTCATACATAGCACCTGGACCTTTCCCTCCCGAAACTGTTTCCGCAGCCGCTCCACGCGCGCCGCCGTCCCCGACAGCATCTCGCACCGCACCCCCCGCGCCGCCAACACGTCACGCAGCCCACGGAACGACGCCTCGTGCGCCGAGAACACCAGGTAACGCGCCTCTGCCGACTTACATCCCTCTGTCAGCATTCGTAGAAGGGCCGCCCCTTTTGTCGGTAGCACCGGCGCCGCTACCTCTCCGTCAGCCGACCCAGAAGCATCTGCCCCCACAACAATTAAGTCCTTCGCGGAGCGGATCGCCACTCGACACAGTGGACAGATTGGCTTCGTCGCCACGCACTCACACAAACATTCCAGACAGAACACCTGCCGACAACACGGCGTCAGCGTGGCCGTTCGCGCCGGATCATAACAGATAGGACACGGTGTGGCCGCACCAGCAGATCCCAGAAGACCCGCCACCCGTGCCTCCAACGAAGACAACTGTTCCCGCAACCGGCCCACCCGCGCCGTCGCCTTCGCCACGCCCTCTGCTTTCGCCGCCGCCGATGAATACTCCAACTCTGACTTGAAGGCCAGCGTCTTCTCCGCCGTCCGCAACTCCGCACGCAACCCCGCCGTCACGCGTTCCGCCACACTCTCCCCCGCCGCCGGCTTCAATCCCATCGCGGCCATCGCCCCCGCCGTATCTCCCGCGTGAAGCGCCTCCATCGCCGCCGGTGTCACGAAATTCGCCAGTGCGGCCAGATTCGCCGGCGCCTGACACATCACGGTCTCAACCACGAGCGGCGGCGGCGCCAGCGACTCATCGATCCACGCATCCGAAGATCGCAGGATCGTCGCCGTAAACAGCGGATGGCGCGAATCCGCCAGTGTCTGACATACAAGTCCCGTCCGCGATGCGGTCACGCCCGGCACAGTTCCACCGCCGACGAGTTCCCGTAGATCGGCGGACATCGCTTTCACCGACCACTCGCCGATCCCCGTGGGAAGCGCCATATTCAGCCACGATCCCGTAATAAACCACCGGAATCGTGCCGTCACCTCACCCTCTCGTAAGCCCATCGCAGTCGTGTCCGCCTCATCCACGAACAGTCGCGACCAAACGATCCGATCGAACCGCTGTCCGTAGAATGTCAGCGCCCCCACGAACCACTTGAACATCGTGTTGCTCACCACGACCAGGTCTGCCGTGAAGACTCGCCGATAGAATGCCACGGAGTCCCACGCACAGTCCGCCTTTCTCTTGACAAACACGGTCTTGAATCCGCTCCCCATCTGCTCCTTCGCATAGCTCTCCCACTGATTCACCACCGTATGCGGCACGACCGCCAGCGATGTCCGTGTAAGAATCCGCCGGTCAAATGCGTGTTTCACATCCCCCGCCAATGCCAACATAAACGCCTCTCCCGAGGACAGATCGCACCATTCCGGCGCCACTTCCCGAACAGGTTCATCCCCCGCCAACCGTACAATCTGTGCGCCTCCTGATTTCCTCACCGACAGTGTCGCAGATCGAGGCGGCGGATCCCGAGCCAGTGCCATCGCCACAAGTGTCTTTCCCGCCCCCACACGATCCGCCAGCACCCCGTAGTTCGTCATCAGTCGCGCATCCCCCAAGTCCAGATCTTTCAGCACTGCGGCAGTCTCCAGCTCCCGCGCCGCCGCCAAAAGACTCAATTGATGCGGTCGCATCGGCACACGCACACACGCCGGCTGTTCGGCCCTCGGCGACGACGCGGTCAGCTGGCGCGCAATAGCAGATTCAAGATATGTCCGCACCTCCTGCTGCCATCCCGCCATTTACCGCTGATCTCTGAAGTTCAGACGCATCCCCCTTGTTTATATTCACAGCATCTCCTAGAAAAATGTCTAGCAGTGGCAGCCGCAGAAGCAGCAGTGACAATGGTGGCCGTGAGACGACCGCAACCAATCCGGAGCGCCACTTGCGCGTTAAAACGATCGGCGATCGCCCCACCCTCATACTCCAGTCCTCCAACTCCCAGAATATGAATCAGTCGATTATCCCGATCCACACCCTGGAATACCAGGGACATAGCACCGCTGGCGAACACAATATCCACACATACATGCTCAATGGCAGCCCCCTTGTCATTCGCGAGACAGACTACATTTACAATACCGTGACGTACGCACATGGAGGGATCTCCGTGTACCATCGGTTTGATTCCGACCCCGGCCTGGACGAGGATAGAAATCCGCTTCAGGAAGTGCTCAATACCCTCCACGCACATCTGACGGAGGGTGATCCCCACAACGCACACCATACCGCAAGTGATCCCGTAGCACGTAGCAGCAGTAGCCGGCGTAGCCGCCGTCGCAGTAGCAGTGGCAGCAGGCGTGGAGCTGGTGCCGGCGCAGGCGGAGGTGCAGCCGCCGGTCGTCGTCAGCAGGGAGGTCGTCGCCGGACCCGCCGGACCCGCCGTCACCACAAGTGAGTTAAAGCCGCGTCCCAACACAGAAGTAGCCGCCGCCCCTCCAGATGTCCCGCCCCACAATCAGTGTCCTCACGCCCACGTACAATCGCCGCAAGTTCATTCCCGCGGCAATCCAGATGTTCAAGGCCCAGACATACCCCGCCGCCCTGGTAGAATGGATCGTCCTCGACGACGGCGATGACAAGGTCGGCGACCTTTTCGCAGCATCCGGCCTCAAGAATGTTCGTTACGTCGCGGTCCCAGAGAAGATGAAGATCGGTGCCAAGCGCAATCGCCTCAACGAGCTCGCAAAAGGCGACATCTGCGTCTGCTGGGACGACGACGATTACTACCCGCCCGACCGCATCAAGAACGCCGTGACCGCCCTCTGTCGTGTGCCCGGTCGCAGGACCCCCGTTGCCGGCTGCTCCAAGCTCTATCTGTACTACGCGGATCGCCAGGAGATTTGGGCAATTGGTCCCTACAATCCGAATCACTGCACGAACGGCACAATGTCATACTGGCGCCTCCAAATGAAAGATCACCGCTACGATGAGACCGTGGACAAGGCCGAAGAGCGCTCCTTTATGAAGGACTGGACCACCCCCGTCGTCCAGATGACACCAGAGGAGGTGATGTTGGTTATCTGTCACACCAAGAACACATTTGATAAGCGCCGTCTTCTGGAAACACAGAATCCCACAATGAAGAAGACTGCTCTCAAAATCCGCCGCTTCATTCGTGAGAAGAAAGTGGCCGACTTTTTCGCCGGGTTGAAGGCGGATTTTGCGGAGGAAGCCACGGCCGCCGCAGCCGCAGCCACAGCCACCGCCCCCATTGAGTTGGACGCCCGCGAGATCAACCCGCTTCTGGAGTTCGCAGCTACAGCCGCGCCGTGTGCGGATGGGTGTGGTCACGAACACGGTCACGCGGCCGCCGAGGTTGAAACGGCACCTACTCTCGAAGTGACCGAGGTTTAGCCAGTGCTGCTCAAGAAGCTATGGAAACAACCCATTCTACTAGCCAGCACGTGGCAGTCGCTACGCGACTGGACTCACAGACAATCCGAACGACCAGTTTACATAGTTCTTAGGAGACAGCCGGCGCTAGAAGCTTTCACTCCTCTAAGACAGGCGCAGAACCTTCCACCTGCGGTCTATTGGTATTCGCCGCTGGCAACGATATAATAGTAGCCATTCCAGCCGCCTTCCGCAATGCATCAATAAGCGCGTCATATTTACCCTTGTCTGGTTCAGCTCCTGCATCCCGTGCTATCTTAAAAACCTCTTCATTAACAATTTTCTTTCCTTTCGCCGGAGGGAGACTCGCGAGAACAGATGCCTCAATCGCCTGTAATCCATTCCCCGTCAGGTCCTTATTGAAATAACTCAACAGGCCTGCCCACCAGCCGAGCCGTGACGTATCGCCAACCGGAAACAGGCCGAAGTAGTGTTGTGCTGGCCAGAACATCTGCATCACCAAAATTCCAAGAAACAGTAACGGCGCAAACATCGCCGCAATAATACCGGCAAAAACGCGGATCTGCCACGCACGGTCAATCGTCGCATTCATTACATACGATACCGGCAGCACAACCACTGTCAGCAGGAGGAATGATCCCAAGCTCGTAAGAATCGTGCGAATAATAGACATATCTGTCGTACTTGCGTCCGCCATTGTCCCCCTACTGACGACGCCCCTTTCGGAATTTCGCCACAGCCGCCAGAGGATGCCACCCAAGCGCCAAACACGCCGAGCCGCCGCGGCGGCAGACTGGGTCGTCGCCATTCCCAGCTATCGCCGCGCCACCACGCTCCGCGATAAGACCCTCAAGATCCTTCACGAGTATAAAATACCCCGTAACCGAATCCACGTGTTCGTTGCGACCGCCGAGGAAGCCGCCACATACAGAGCCACGCTGGATCCCGCCACCTACGGACACCTCCACATCGCCGAACCGGGTATGGCCGCCGTCCGCAACTTCATCACACGGTTCTTCCCCGTCGGCAAGCCGATCTTCAACATCGACGACGACATCCGGGGCTTTCTGGAATGGTCCCCTACTGCGAGAAGACACGAGCGCCCCCTCAGGAACCTCGCCGCCGCCATCACCGCCGGCTTCGCCGCCGCCCGCCGCACCGGTTACCGTCTGTTCGGCTTCTACGCGGTCCCCAACGGCTTCTTTATGAAAGGTGGCCCCCCGAGCACCGATCTCAAGTACATTATTGGCTCTGTCTGGGGCATCCTGAATCCGGGACCCGTTCTCACTGTCACAATCGACGACAAGGAGGACTATCTGCGTTCCGTGATGATGTATCTCCTTGATGGCGGCGTCCTCCGCTTCAACACCATCGCCCCCCAGTCTGCCTACTACAAGGAGCCCGGTGGTATGCAAGAGACTCGCACAATGAAGCGAATTGACGCCTCTGCCCGCGCCATCGTCCGTGCCTTCCCGGACCTTGTGACCCTCAATCTGACCAAGAAGTCGGGGATGCCGGAAGTTCGTCTACGCGACAGTCGCCCCGAGGCGGAGCGGCGCTTCGGTCCGGACGTGCTTAAGGAGCACACCCTTCCGTCTCTGTAAGACAATGGATCCGGTCTTTGAGCTCATTGAGACCCGCGCCACAGAGGCCCCCCTTCTTGTCTATATCGCCATCGGCTGTTCACAGGCGCATTACCGTCCCGGTGAACATTCGCCCCAGGAGTATCCTCCCTTCATCCGTGACTTCGCCGGTGTCGACCACAAGATCGCGCTCTTGATCGATCCTGCCTTAGAGGACCCTCCGCGCGCTCTCGCCGACAATCCCACGGATACCTCTGTCACCTTCGTCCCCATCCGCGCGCGCTTGTTCTGGCGGCACACACAACCGTCGTATTCGGAGAATGTGATCAATGGCCACACTCTTCTGTCTGCGCTGCTTGAACTCCGGTCCCCTCCAACCTACATTGTTGTCCAGGACTACACGGGCGACGACATCTCCCCCTTTGATCCAGGCATCCCGGGCCGCGTCCTTCTGGATGCGACCTACGGGGACTTCGGATGCCTCGTGGACTTCTCCAAACACACGCACATCCCGCGCGATCCCGTCACCGGCGCCATCCTCCACCTAGACAAACATCGCCTCCAAGACATCCCCGCCGAGTTCGCCGAACTCCGCCACCGCCTCGCCCGCGTCCGTGCGTCTGACCTCCGCTACTACATCCATCGCAACATTCGCGTTATCCGAGGTGATACCCCTGCGGCAGACTGGTGTTCACCCGAAGAAGTCCAGCGACGCCTTACCCGGCTGGCTCCCATCTACGGTTCGACCAATCCAAGCCTCTTCTGGCTCGCCGAA